GTCGGAGCCAGCAACGCCCGTGACGGACGAGGCGACCACCGGGACTCCGCCGCCGAGCAGTTCGGTGACGGTAGCCTTGCGGATAGCAGACGCGGAGGCGTCATGCACGATAACGGCGTCAGCAGCAGCCACGCCACCTGAGATGGCAGTCTGATCGGTGACAGCGCCAGGGAGCAGGACTGCCCCGTTGGTCTGGTTATTCAGACGAGCTGCCGTGACCTGTTGGCCGTCGGCATACGTTTCTGGGGATTGGATTTGGGCCATTTATTTGCGAGTTTGAGTCATGATGCCAGGGACGACGGCTTGCACCGTGACAGACCTGACGGAAGGACGGAGGTTCAGGGATTGGAAATGCACTTGGGCGTAATAGCCGGACTTGCGGGCGGGGAGACGCAGGATGACGTCCTCCTCAGTAGGGGAGCCGTAGGTGCTGACCTCGGTCGTGTAGTCCGGGTTCACCGTGATGAACGACGTCTTCAGGACGCCGGCGGGCGGGAACGCGGCATCCACCTGAAGGCTGGAGAAGCGCTTCTCGCGGTTCGTCTGGAAGGAATACGCGCGCGTCGTGAGCTCGCCGTCAATCTGGATCGGCTCAAAGGAGAGAGGGTTCAGGACGGCAGGGATGTAGAACGGGAGCACAGGGGTTCCGTTCGCGTTACCGAACTCATCGTAATCGAGTTCTTCGAGCAGGAACACGCCCTCAGTCTCGTTCACCATGAACATGCGCCGGCGGTTGCCACGCTTGGCTACGATGAACTCTTTGAAGGAGAACGAGTTCGCCTTGGCGATGAGACAGTTGCCGCCCCAGTAGAAGCCGCCAGGGATGGCGAGCGCAGCGGAATACGGAACCTTGATATAGAAATAAGCGTAGTCGTATGGGGAAGCCTGGACGACGTAAGAGCCGTTCGGGTACTTGGTATCCACTGCGGTCGGGCCTCCGAAGTCATCTACGAACGTGATATTAACCGTATCACCGACGGCTAGTCCGTGACCGTCCTTGTTGATCTGGACGTTGATGAAATCGCCGCTGGAATACGACGCGGTGCTGAAAGTAGCCGCCGACGGGGTTTCGACGTTGCTGTTAGAAGGGTAGGTGTCCACGGACTCCCAAGCCTTGTTGATGAAGTTATAAACCAGCGTGACGTTATTCCGGGTGCTGGAGTCCAGCGGGACGGAAAGGTAGTAGCGGTTCTCCCAGTACGTCGCCACGGCGGAGCTCACGGCGTTGTAATTGATACGTGAGATGACGTCGTTGATCGGGGCGGACAGCGGCTCGGCTAGGGTAAGCAGGCGCATGCCTTCGGGGGTGTTCGCCGCGCCATTGCCAGCACCGGCAGGGTTTAGCATATACACGCCGTTATCCGAGAGGAAGATGATCCCGCCGCCAGCCTGTACGATAGACCCCTTCGCGATGCAGCCGATATCGGTGGCGAGCGACTTGATGTATGAGTCTGCTTCCTGCGCGGCATCACCGAGAGCGTTAGCACCCACGCCGGCAGAGGCGTAGAAGATGCTGTTACGCATGAAGATGACGAACTCGTTCAGCGTCCATGGGGTGATGGCGACGATGCTGTCGTTGCTGCCGTCGTTGATCGTGAATAGGTCTAACGAAGACCAGTGATCGTCCTGAAGGTAATGGCTGACCTGAATGGTGTTGCGGTCAATCTGGACGATATGCCGATTGCCGTAGTAGATAGCGTGACGGCTGTTCGGGTAGTTATGATGTACGCCGACACCAGGCACCGCGACGGTCGTAGCCCCGTCCCAGCGAAGCACAGACTTATTGAAACCGCGCAGGATGTACACATAGCCGATGCCAGTCGCCTGATAGAGCTGAACCTCGTCCGCAGGGGCGATGAAGTTCGTGGCGTTATAGGTAGCAGTCCCGGTGCTGACAGGGCGGGAGGCCGGGATGGAGTAGGTGAACGTATTCGTCGTGACGGCGGTAATCGTGACGACGCCTCCGTATCCAGCGACAGAGGTGTTGACGTAGAGCTGCGTTCCGTTCGTCAGGCCGTGGGTTGCCTTGGTAATCGTGACGGTCGAGCCAGTGCTGGCGTAGGTGGCACCCGAGACGAGGCCGGGGAAGCTAACCTTGAACGAGGTAGTCTCGGTGTCAGGGTTGAACGTGTACAGGCCGTCCGCCACGCAGACGACGATGAGCTCAGTGCCGGTCGCGGTCGTGTACGCGCACGCCCCGTAGATAGTCTCTCCTACGAGGGCGCCAGTCGTGAGGCGTTCAGCACCCTTACGGACGGTGGCGATGCCACGATCCATGCGGATATTCTGAGCCTTGGAGACGAAGTTCTTACCCAGATTGACCGGGTTGTCCCTGGAGTTCAAGCCGATGAACCCCTCGTCTCCATCGACTGCGTACTCCTTAGCCATTACTTACTTGCCAGTGATGGAGTGCCAGACGGCGAGGAGTTTCTCGGAGTAGCGAGCGCCGACATAGACACCGCCAAGGAACGAGAGGGAGAGCAGGAGGATCGTAAGCATATTATTTGGTAGGTAGGGAGATTTTGAGCCGGGTGAGTTCGGCCTTAAGTTCGACCTCGGTGGGCTTGTTGATGAGCGTCAGTTTGCCGAAGTACTTTCCGGCAGCAGGGAAATGCTTAATGCCAAGACAGATTTTCCCGTCCTTGACGAAGGCGTTCCATCCAGAAGCAATTTTCGTAGGTTCAGTAGCCATAAAGTTTAGATATAAAACCCTCCGTTGCCATCCCAATAGTAGTCGTTAGACCCGTCATTGTAGATGAATGTGCCACTCTGCGGATACCAAACATTAACAATACTATAATAGTTGGGAGAGTTGCTCCAGTCAAAAATGTATCCAGTTCCAGTTATTTCACTATCATAAAAGTTTCCACTTCCAGACGGGACTTCAACTGATGTCTGTGTTCCCATCGGAGACTCTGAGCCGTAAATGAATGTTCCGGTAGGAATAACTGTTCCGAAAGTCACAGGGTAGTTGTATCCACCAGAGCCATCCCAAGTGTATCCAGTCTGTGTTCCTGTATTGTAATAAAATCCGCTTCCAGACGGGACTTCCAGTTGGTCGCTGACATTAAGCCCAGAAATGCCTGTTTGATCGCCGTTCGCATAGTACGCACCGCCAGTTCCTGTCGTGTAACCACCATTTCCATCCCAGACATAATCACTCGTTGTCCCGTTGTCGTAGTAATTACCGCTAGAAGTCGGAACTTCTGTTTGATTGTTTGCGTAAGAAACGATTGACCCAGAGTAATAAACATAAGTACCAGTCCCAGTCGTATAATACGCGCCAGACCCATCGTGGAAATATGCAGTATCTGAATAATATCCAGACTCATAAGAATTATTACTTCCATAGGGCACTTCTACGCTGTTCCCGCCACCTGTCGCTCCTACATCAACATAGAACAGCGTGCCATTGGCCTGATATTGAACATTAAAAGCGTTTACCCAGTCTAGGTAACTACCGCCAGAACCATCAGCCTTTTCGTATACATCGGCTACCTGTGTCGGATAATTAATGCCGCCAACTGATAGAGAAGTGCCACCTTCAGCAATAGGGTAGGTCTGCGCCAGCAGCGTGTTCAGGATAGTCCCAGCCTCTGGGAAGCCGCCAGCCAAAGGCAACGAGAAGATAGAAGCCCCGCCGGATCGCCCAGCGGAGATGTCCTTGTCCCCGGCGTATTGGAACCTGACCGACATTAAATGACGGCGTAGGCGATGTGCAGCGTAGGCGTGCCGGAGGCAGACTTAGCCCGGACAGCACCCTTGTAGGAGTCCAGCGAGAGCGAAGCCCCGGCAGCCAGGATAAGGCCGGTGGAGCCAGAGCTGTCGAGGATGATCTCAGCGGCGATGCTGGCATCCTTGTTCTGGATGATGAGCGAGACGCGCTTCTCAGGGGTGACGGAAGCCGCCAGGACTTCAGCCGTGGTCGTGCTAAGGGTGACGTCGGCGTGCGTGAAGCGCGGGACGAACGGGGCGGTGATGGAGATATTAGAGGACATGTTGATTAGTAAGTGCGGATCATGTTGATGCGGACGCTTTGCTTCTGCTGGCGGAAAATCTTGTCGATTTCCAAGTCAAGCATGGCTTGTGCTTCCTGTTCAGCGACCTGAGCCGCCTCAGTCTGAAGCTCCGAACGCAGCCAGTCGGCGTACATTCCGCGCGAGACGAACGTCCCGAAAATATAAGGAACTTCCCTTTTAGCCCACTTAGTAGGGTGCGTCGTCGGGGACTGTCCGGCAGTCGTGGACTCAAGGCACTCGTAGAAGTCGCCGTAATGAGGCTTACCGGGAATGGGCATGGTCGTGCCAGTGCCGCTTCCGCTGTCGAAGTAAGCCTGTGCTCCCACTGAGTAGGCGAGGCTGGAAGTCCAGACGTCACCGAACAGTTCAGGCTTCTTGATGCGGTACTCCCCCCAGACCGTAGAAGGGTCTGAGCCGAAGACCAGCTTAACCACGCTGCCATCGTTGTAGATGCGGTAGGAGAGGGGCTGGGCTTTCGGGGTTAAAAGGGGGTCTTGGTCGTAGCAG